CACCGCAACCCGCTGTGGAAGCGTGTCAAGTTCAAGGCAATCGCTCGCTGGCCGGATCGCATGGACCTGTGGCAGCAGTGGGAGGAGCTGTTCATCAACGAAGGCGAGGAGGTGTCCGACGCTTTCTATGCCGAGCGCCTTACCGACATGGACCAGGGCGCGCAAGTGAGCTGGCCCACCATGCGCCCGCTGCTCAAGCTGATGAAGGTTCGCGCAAGCGATCACCACGCCTTTGACTGTGAGTACCAAAACGACCCCACCAATGACGAAAACGGGTTCTTCCAGAACATGCAGTACTGGGTGCAACCGTGCCGCGACTGGGTTTTCTACGGTGCACATGACCCCAGCTTGGGCAAGAACAACAAGAGCCGCGATCCCAGTGCCTGCCTGGTAGGTGGCTTTGACCGCAACAGTGGAAAGCTCAGTGTGGTGGAGGCCTACGTCGCCCGCATGATCCCGGATCGCCAGATCAGCCGGATCATTGAATTTCAGCGCGATTACCGATGCCTAGTCTGGGGCATTGAGTCTGTGCAGTTTCAGGAGTTCTTTCGCCAGGAGCTGGTCAAGCAATCGGCCAAGGCCGGTGTACCGGTGCCCGCCGTGCCCTTGATACCGCACAGCGATAAAGACCTTCGCATTGAATCGCTGAGTCCGCACGTGAACAACGGGCTGATTCTGTTCAACCAGGCGCACACCGTCCTCAATAGCCAGGTACGGCACTGGCCCGAGGCCGATCACGACGATGGCCCCGATGCACTGCACATGCTGTGGATGCTGGCCGTTTCACGCGCAGGCGGCATTCCAAAAATCCGAATCGGAAAACAAAAATGATCTCAACACGCGGACTTGTCCAAACGATGAAGGGCTGGCTTGGCAAGCCACTGGCAACCCCTGAGTCTGACCCACAAAAATATTTTGGCACGATGTTCTCGCTGCCTAACCCTGACCCCATCCTGCGGGAAATGGGGCAGGCCGACAAGGTGTACTACTCCATCATGGCCGATGCCCATGTGATGGGTGAGCTGCGCTCTATTCGTGGTTCGTTCCGCTCCCACCAATACCGGCTCACTGCTGGGAGCAAGGAAGACTCCAAAGCTGCTGCGGCTTTAGAACTGTGTGAACAATGGATGCGCTCGCAGCCGCCCAATGCGGTGTCTGACTGGCTAGAGGTGATGTGGCAAATGTCCGCATCCATCCTCACCGGTTATCGGGTGCATGAACTGGTGTGGGAGCTGGTGGACGGCAAATACCTGCCGACCCAAGTGGTAGATCGTCCTGGGCGGCGCTTTCGGTTTGATGCGCATGCAGCACCCTTGCTTATTTCGCGCGACAACTGGCAAGGCCAGCCGGTGGAGCCGTACCAATTCGTAGTGTCAAGGCACATGCCCACCACGGACAACCCTTACGGCATGGCGCTGCTGTCTAGTTGTTTTTGGCCGTGGACATTCAAGACCGGAGGCTGGCGCTATTTTGTGAAGTACTGCGAGCGCCACGGCCTGCCGTGGCCCGTGGGCCGCTACCCAGCGGGCAGCAGCGATGCAGAGATAGACAGCCTTGCCGATGCCTTGGGCAGCATGCTTGAAGGCGGCTATTTGGCGGTGCAAGAGGGCACCGGCATTGAGCTATTGGTGCCCTCAGGCAGCGGTGCCAACTTGCCGCAGCAAAACCTGATCACCCTCTGCAACCGCGAAATGAGCAAGGCGCTCACCAGCCAAGCCATGGTCGGCGAACAACTTGACGTGGGTGCCCGTGCTGCCAGCGAAACTGCCAAAGATCGCCAGGGCGAAGTGCATGACTCTGACCGCGACATTGCTGCATCCAGCATGGCGCAAATTTTTAAGTGGATCACGCTGTTTAACTTTGGCGACGGTGTTGCGCCGCCTACGCTGGAGTTTTTCAAGCAAGAAGCCGCAGGCAAGGCGCGGGCCGAGACCTACCAGATAGCGGCCAATATGGGAGCCAAGCCTTCCCGCAAAGCAATGCTGGATGAGCTGGATATTCCCGAGGCTGAAGACGATGCCGATGCGTTGCTACCCATCGCAGTGAAGCAAGATTCTGCGCTTGGCAATAAGCCCACCCCGATAGACCAGGGCAACCCTTCACCCGTGGATTTTTCCTCTATGGCCGGGTTTAGTTTCGCCAAGGCCGCAGGTATGACCGAAGACGAAGCCATGCAGCTCGCCACCGATGCCGCCGACCAGGTCATCGAAGACAAGATGATCGCACCGGTCTACCAAATGCTGGTGCAGTTTGAGGCTGAAGGCAAAACCTTGGCCGAATTCCAAACTGCGCTTGAAAGCATGGTCGGCCAAATGGACGACGAAGCCCTGCGCGAGGTAATCGACCGGGCCATGACTTACTCCATGCTGCGCGGCGCTGCCACCCAAGCCAACTGATCACAAACCATGATGGGCTTGCTGTTTAACAAAGGCGCGCTGTGGATCGGCGCGCACTACTCACCAACCTACCGCCGTTGGTGTATTAATTTTCTCCCCTGTGTCACCGTCTGGATCGCCTTACGCGGTGGCAAATCCCCTGATAGGAGTCACCCCTGATGAAACGCATCTATATCGCGGGGCCAATGACAGGGCTTCCCGAGTTCAATTACCCGGCATTCAATGCCGAGGCACAACGTCTGCGCGGGCTAGGAGGTGGCGAACCCTGCCGAAAACCCAGTTCCGCCATGCAAATCATGGCTGGGCTACATGCGCATGGCTTTGCCCCAACTGGTTAGCTGCGACATCGTTGCTTTACTTCCCGGATGGCAAGACTCCAGAGGCGCGCGCATAGAACGCAGCTTGGCCGTTGATCTATCACTCAAAGTTTTGTACGCCCGCGAGATCGTAGGTTCGCCACATGGTTGATCAGGTACAGGGCCGTGCGTTTGGTGTCCAATTTGGTGAGGCCATCGACAACCTCAAAGGTAAATTGCCCGAGGTCAGTCTCAAATGGGACGATCTGGCTGGCCCAGTCCATGCCAAAGTATTCACCGTGGCCGGGGCTACATCTACCGACTTGGTGCGCGACATGCACGCCGCAGTGACGGATGCAGTTACCAATGGCAAAACGCTGAGCCAATTCCGAAAAGACTTTGATCGCATCGTGCAAGAGCACGGTTGGACTTACAAAGGCAAACGCGGCTGGCGATCAGCGGTCATTTTCAACACGAATATGCGCTCGGCCCACATGGCGGGCCGTTGGAAACAGTTGATAGCCAACCAGGCTAACCGCCCCTACCTCCAATACCGTACCGCTGGTGATGCCCGCGTGCGTCCACAGCACCGGCAGTGGAATGGCCTGATTTACCCACTGTCTGATTCGTTTTGGCAGACCCACTATCCACCCAATGGTTGGGGATGCCGCTGCACCGTGCGCGCCTATAGCGATAGCGAGTTAAAAGACAAAGACATGGCTGTGTCCGCGCCATTTGACATGAAAACGCGCGAAGTGGCTACCCCTGACGGCGAGATCAAAGACAAGGTGCCGGTTGGAATTGACCCCGGCTGGGATCACAACGTAGGTCAATCATGGATTAGCCCAGAGCTGGCGCTTGGTCAAAAGTTGGCCCGTTTGCCTCGTGAGTTGCAAGGCCCCCTGGTCGATAGAACGATTTCACCGGCCTTTCAAACCGTGCTTAATGACAATTTCAAGGCGTTTAAAGCGGCAATTAAACAGCCTAGTGGGCAAGCTCAAATCGTAGGATTCATGGACAGCGGCATGCTCGACGCACTAGCGAAAAAAATGCCTACTATTGACCTTCAGTCCACCGCAGTTGCAGTGCTGGATAACAAGACAAACCACCTCGCGGGTGGGCACAAAGCGTCCTCTATGCAGGTTTGGCCTGCTGATTGGGTGAATGACCTACCAGAACATTTCAGAAACTACCGCGCCGTCCTGTGGGACAAAGTCAATGGCACTCTTGTGATCGTTCCACAAGCCGCATTCAATGAAACGCTGCCCAAAATCGTTCTGCGTTTAAACCAGCGCACCAAGTTTGGCACCTCCGCGTCTGTTGTATCCCTCGGCAGCGCAGACGCTTTGACTTTGATGGATACGGTTGCCTATGAACTACTGCTGGGAGCCATACGCCCGTAAAAAAGCCCACCGGAGTGGGCTATGGGTCAGGAAGGGCGCTGCGTCTTCATAATGACATGCACCTTTCGGTGCAAACTGGCTGGTGCATTTCCAGTCCACTGACTTGATTCAATTTTAGACCGTGTCGCTACTTTTAGCAATTTACATGTATTTCTTGGCAGCACACCCAGCATTTACTGGGCATTTAATGGTCACTTGCTCCCTCATTTATGGGCGCTCACTGGATCAAAACAAACGTTCCTACCCAGCCCCTCCGAAAACCTGCTAACCCATTGATTTATTGATGTTTTTTACCCGTTTTATGTTCTTTTCCTCTGGATCAATTCAAACATCCCCCCCCTTCACCCTCCAAGGTTTTCAATGCCCCTGTCAGGTGATCCTCCAGCGCATCAAGGCTTTTGAACACCCGATTATGAAAGAACTTCTCGCGCAGCTCGTCCCAGACG